AACTAAGTCTTGGCCGCCAAGGTGGCTGACTTCTGTTGATGATGCCGAGTTGGTTGCTTCGCGTGGTTGGGAAGTTTCAGATTTTATTAACTCTATGTGTATACAAACTAAGGACACTGTTGCTGGTCGTTCTGGTCAGCAGATTGTTTTACGTGATTGGCAAACAAAACTTTTAGATAACATTTTTGCTGTTCGTGATGATGGTCGTTTTAAGAATCGTACGGCTCTTGTTGGTATGCCTCGTAAGAATGGTAAATCTGCTTTATCTTCTGGTATTGCTTTGTGGGGTCTTTTTCTTGGCGAGAATGGTTCTGAGATTTATTCTTGTGCAGCAGATAGAGACCAGGCTCGTATTGTTTTCGGTGATGCTAAAAAGATGATTGAAGCAGAACCTGAGTTATTAGCTCAGTCAAAACTTTATCGTGATGCGATTGAGATTCCTTCTACTGGTTCTGTTTATCGTGTGCTTTCTTCTGAGGCTTACACAAAAGAAGGTTTGTCTCCAACGCTTGTGATTATGGATGAGTTGCACGCTTTACCTAATCGTGAACTTTTTGATGTTATGCAACTTGGTATGGGTGCTAGACGTGAGCCTTTGTTGTTGGCTATTACTACTGCTGGTGTTAAAGCTGATTCAACTGGTCAGGATTCAATTGCTTATTCTTTGTACCAATATGGTCAGAAAGTTATTCGTGGTGAATATGATGACCCATCTTTTTTTATGGCTTGGTGGGAAGCATCTATTGATTCAGACCATAGAGACCCTGAGACTTGGAAACTTGCTAATCCTGCTTATGGTGATTTGAACTCTATTGAGGATTTCGAGTCTGCTGTTAAGAGAACACCTGAAGCTGAGTTTCGTACTAAAAGAACTAATGCTTGGGTTTCATCTCAAACAGCGTGGCTTCCTAATGGTGCTTGGGAAGCACGTGAAAGTAAACGTGAAGTTGATAAAGATGTTCCAGTTATTTTAGGTTTTGATGGTTCGTTTTCTGGTGATGCTTCTGTGATTATGGGTGTAACTATTGAAGAAAAACCTCACGTGTTTCTTATTAAGGCTTATGAAAAACAACCTACTGATTCTGATGAATGGCGCGTGGATTCTTTAGAAGTAGAAAACGCAATTATTGAAGCCTGTAAAAATTACAACGTTAAAGAGATTGCTTGTGACCCTTTCCGTTGGCAAAGAACTATGCAAGTTTTACAAGATGCTGGTTTACCTATTGTTGAATGGCCTTCTACTTCTGCTGCTCGTATGATTCCAGCCTGTGCAAAGTTTTATGATGCTGTTGTTGGTGAAAAACTCACTCAAGATGGAAATGGTTTAGTTGCCAGACATATTTCTAACGCTGTTGTTAAAACTGACCGCTTAGGTCCGCGTATTGTTAAGGAGCACAGAGGAAGTCCACGAAAAATAGATGCTGCAGTTGCTAGTATCATTGCTTTTGATAGGGCAACAGTTTCACGCAATGAACCTGAACCTCTAGTTCCAGAATTTTTCTTTTGAGGAGTATTTTGTTGTCATCAATCATTCAAGTTGCAGGATTAGCATTAGTTTCAGTAGGCGTAGGTTTGATTTACATTCCAGCAGGTATAACAATCCTTGGTATTTCTTGTGTTCTAATTGGTTTATCTCTTGAGAGAGGTAAGTAATGTTAAATAACCTTTTTAATAACAACGAGCAAAGAGCTATTTCTTTTCAATCAATTTGGGGAGCAGGTGACACTTTCGCTTTCACAACGGATTCAGGCGCGAACATTGATGAATCAACCTCAATGCAAATCAACGCTTTCTACGCTTGTGTTCTTTTAATCTCAGACACAATCTCAACCCTTCCTATGGACTGTTTCATCAGACGTGATGGTTCACGTGTCCCATTCAGACCAAGACCAGACTGGGTTATCAAACCAGATATTGATTTATTAAGAAGCGAACATTATCAACAGGTTCTAGTCTCACTTTTACTTGACGGAAACTCATACACTCGCATATATCGTGATGGTCGTGGAGATATTGCAAACCTTGTTTGCATTGACCCTTTAAGAGTTCAAGTTCAAAGAAACCCTGTTACGCGTGAACTTGAATATTTAATTGACAATGGTGAAGCAGGTGTTGTTCCTGCGAAAGATATGTTGCACATTACAGAAATACGTAAACCTGGTGCAACGAAAGGTTTATCACGTGTTGGTGAACTTAAACAAAATCTTGGGCTTGCTTCAGCACTTCAATCTTTTGCTGCACGCTTCTTCGGTCAAGGCGCAACCTCACAAGGCATCATTGAGTTCCCTGGTGCTTTAACAAAAGAACAAGCAAAAGATTTACAAGCAGGTTTTGATAATGCACATAAAGGTTTCAGGAAAGCACATAAAACTGGGATTCTTTCTGCTGGCGCTAAATATGTTAAAACTGGTGTAAATCCTGATGAAGCACAAATGCTTGAATCACAAAAATTCCAAGTTGAGCAAATAGCCAGAATATTTAGAGTGCCATTAAATATGATTGGTGTTTCAACTCCAGGTGCGCAAAGTTACGCATCAGTTGAACAAAACAATATTAACTTTGTTGTTCACACTCTAAGACCATATATTGAAAAAATTGAATACGCTTATTCAACACTTCTACCAAGTGAAGCGTTCTTAAAATTCAATGTTGATGGTTTACTTCGCGGTGATTACACAACAAGAATCCAAGGTTATTCAATTGGTTTACAAGCAGGTTTTTATTCTGTAAATGATGTTCGCAGATTTGAAGATTTAAGACCTGTTGATGAAGGCGACCAATATCGTGTGCCTTTGGCAAATATTAACTTGGCTGAAGCAGATGTTATGGAACAAGATAAAAGAGTCTCAATGGCCGCAAAACTTGTGCAAGTTGGTTTTGACCCTAAGAGTGTTCTTTCAGCTCTTGGACTTCCAGCAATGATTCATACAGGAGTTCCTTCAGCACAACTTCAACAAGTTGCACAGATTGATACACAAGACCCAGCAAGCGTTTATGACGTTACTCGTTCAAGTGAAATCAATGTGCAAATACCTGAAACAGTTGTGAATGTTCCACCTGCTGTAATAAATGTTCAACCACCAACAGTAAATATCAATACACCTGAACAGAAACCTTTGATTAGAACTGTTGAGCGTGACGAGAACAATCACATTGTTAGAATTATAGAAACTTCTGGAGATAACTAATGGCAACTGGCTTAAGTTCATATTTGGCAACAGCGTTGATGGATGCAGTAGGTAACGCAACTTCTTATTCAGCAAGTTCTGTTTATATTAAGTTACACGTTGGAGACCCAGGTGCAGCAGGAACAGCAAATCCTGCAACTGAATTGACTCGTAAAGCAGCATCATTTGCGCCAGCAAGCGCAGGTGCTTTAACTTCAGATGCTGATATTACTTGGACAAATATTTCAGGTTCGCAGGATGCAACATTTTTTACTGCTTGGGATAATCTTTCTGCTGGAAACTTTTTGTTCTCAGGAACTATTACAGGTAATCCTTATACTGCTGGTGATACTTATACTTTGGCTTCTGGTTCTTTAACAGCATCTCTAACTATCGCAAGTTAAAATGACTCAGAAGTTAGTCCTTGATACAGGACAACTAGATTCAGATTTTGTTTACGCAACTTATGGTGTCATTCTTGATGATTCTGTCAGAGGTAAATTAGATGAATCAGCATTAAATCCTCAATCAAGTTTTAATTATGGTTCTACTTCTTTAGGTAGTTTGGTTTCTACTGGTCAAGCAACAAGAGAAATTGAAGTTACTGGTGCAAGTAGTTTTGGTGCTATCAGTTCGATAGCGCAAGCAGGTGTAGCACATTTTGTTTCTGGTGCTACAAGTTTCGGAAACCTAGAAGCAACGGCAAATTCAACACCAATAATCTTGCCAACATTTGATGCACAACTAGGGTCACTTGTTGCATCAGTTAATTCTGTTACAACGATTACAGCTCAAGCTATTTCCTTTTTAGGTTCATTAACTGCTTCATCAAATGCAACACCTGAAATTGATGTAACTGCTTCTGCTGCTCTTGGTTCTTTGACTGCTGTTGCTTCTTCTAATCAACCTGAACCACCTAGTCCACCTGTTTATGGTTCTAATGGTTATGTTCCTATCAAGAAAAAAGAAGTTAAAAAAGAACCAGTTTTTGTTCCTGAGATTCCTGAAATTGTTAATACACCAGAGTTAGAGCCTTTAATCAAATCTGTTTTTGCTAAGGGTTCATCAGATTTATCAGGATTATATGCTCAGTCTGGAAATCGGATAGACTTTTCTATATTGGCTGATGAAGCCGAAATATTGTCGCTTCTCTAAGGTAGGTTATGGGTCAATTATTATCAGGTCAGTTGGCTGTGGGAACTGCACCATCAAGAATTGACGGCCAATCTAATAACCCAGTCGTGCTTCACATTCATAATAACGACAACACAGACAACCTTTATATAGGAAATGAATCAGTTAGTTCAACAACAGGAATGATTATTCCTAAACTTGATTCAATAGAATTGACTTTGCACCAAGGTAATACAATTTGGTGTGTATCAACAAA